GGTGGTGATCATGACGCTTACCGACAAGCAGTTTGGTATGATGGAGCACTTCTCTTCGCGTAAGCCTACCGATGCCGTTCAGCTTCCAGGCCTCTTCGATATGCTGTGAGATCTTGGATTGGAAAAGTAGTTAAGTAAAGGAAAAGCCCGTGGATATCCACGGGCTTTTCTCTTTCTAAATCCATCTACTAAGTGCTTGTTCCATAGGCTCCTTTGCAGGGTCTGCTGTATTAGCAAGTGTGAAGGTGCGAAATCTGAAAGCTAATCACAGCTGAGTTCATTGTACTTGCTATTTAGTATGGGCTGTATTAGCAAGTGTGAAGGTACGAAATCTGCAAGCTAATCACAGCTCCGTCGACGGCCGAGGGGTAGGCGAGATCGCTGTATTAGCAAGTGTGAAGGAACGGAATCTGAAAGCTAATCACAGCAGGGGGGGTAAACTCTCTTTTTCCGATATGCTGTATTAGCAAGTGTGAAGGTACGCAATCTGAAAGCTAATCACAGCGCCCTGGTAGTAGGCTATGGCCATCGACGGGCTGTATTAGCAAGTATGAAGGTACGAAATCTGAAAGCTAATCACAGCACATCGTGAAGAGCGTAGACTTATACATCTGCTGTATTAGCAAGTGTGAAGGTACGGAATCTGAAAGCTAATCACAACTAGTATGCCCTCGGCTCGTTACTATGCTTGGCTGTATTAGCAAGTGTGAAGGTACGGAATCTGAAAGCTAATCACAGCATCCTCGTCGTGCAGTGTCACCGTGTCGCTGCTGTATTAGCAAGTGTGAAGGTACGAAATCTGAAAGCTAATCACAGCACTGACCAACTTCTCCTACGCTTTTTTCCAGCCGTATTAGCAAGTGTGAAGGTACGAAATCTGAAAGCTAATCACAGCTTAAATGTAGTAGCCTCATCGAAGAAGTAGAGTGTGAAGGTACGAAATCTGAAAGCTAATCACAGCCAAAGAAGGACTCCATGCGAGTAGAGCGTAGCTGTATTAGCAAGTGTGAAGGTACGAAATCTGAAAGCTAATCACAACAGAGACTTGTTTACTACTGCACATTTGGTAGTTATGGCGATAGGTTGTTGCTCCGCGCATAGATAAAAGTTGCGGACGAGTGGCAGATACGTTTGGGCTACGTACGTGGCTCTAATATCTCCGTACGTGGATATTGGGATTTACGTGCCTGGTCTTTAAGACTACGTGCATAGATAGAAGAATACCACTACGGGAAGGCGCTTTTTTCTTCACGAGGACGATGCTTTTCCCTCCGCTGGATGAGAGGAATATGCGCAATAAGGCGAAGGGCTTGTGTATCTCTTCGGAGAGGCACATCGGAGAGCTGGGCGTGCGATGCCTTAGCACTCTAAATAGAGGATAGGACTCGCGGCAACAGTCACCTATAGCTTGACTTCGCTACCCATATAGCTTCGCCCGATGACCTATATTGGTTGCGGCGGCACCTTGTAATAAGGCCCACCCCGTATCGTACAGGGTGGGCCTTATCAGTAAGAGGAAATACCAGCTACCTACTCTACACGAGTGTCACGGTTGGCGGGACGCTCTTGACGGGCTTGGTAGGGATCGACGGGTACGTTGCGCTTGAGGATGAGGCGGAGCGAGCGGTCGTAGGTCACATAGTTCCAGATCCAGTTGAGGAGGACGATGACCTTGTTGCGTACCGAGAGGATGGAGCGCAGGTGGACGACGAGCCAGAGGAGCCAGGCGGTGAAGCCACCCCACTTGGCCTTGCCAATCTCAGCGACGGCACGATTTCGGCCAATGGTCGCCATCGAGCCAAGGTCTTTGTAGCGGAAGGTCTGCTGCTTTCCTCCCGTGAGGCGTGCCTTGAGGTTCTTTGCCAGCAGGGCTGCCTGCTGGATAGCGACCTGAGCCATCTGAGGATGCCCCTGAGGGTAGGCTGGATCAGCCGTCATGAGGCACTGGTCACCGAGAGCAAAGACGTCGGGTACGCCCAGCACTTCGTTGTAGCCATCGACGAGGATACGCTTGCCACGACCGAGAGAGTCGGCTTGGATCCCCTCGACGGTGTTGGCAATGATACCGCTGACCCAGATGACTGTGCGGGTATTCATCTTCGTCCCATCACCGAGGGTGAGCACGCGACCATCGTAGTCGGTGACCATCATGTTGTGGTGGATCTCGACGCCAAGGGAGGTGAGACCTTCGGCGGCGGTGCGAGAGCTCTTCTCACTCATCGCCAGCAGGAGGCGGGGTGAAGCGTCGATGAGGTGGATCTTGAACTGGTCCGTCTCCATGTAAGGGTAGTCCTTCGGTAGGACATAGCGCTTCATCTCCGCCAGCGCCCCTGCGATCTCGACTCCCGAAGGACCGCCACCGACGATCACTACCGTGAGGAGGGCTTCGCGGGTCTCGGGCTTGTCGGAGACGAGCGCCTTCTCGATGTTCTGCAGGAGGACGTTGCGCAGATTCATCGACTCGTAGAGGGTCTTCATCGGGAGACTATGCTTGGCGACCTGCTCATTGCCAAAGTAGTTCGTCGTACCACCGCATGCCAAGACGAGGTAGTCGTAGGGTACTTCGCCCACCGAGGTGATGAGCTGCTTCTGCTCAGGCTCGACGCCGATGACGTTCGCCAGGCGGAAGATGAAGTTCTTCTTGCGCTTGAAGGCTGCACGGAAAGGGAAGGCGATGGAGCTGGGCTCCAGACCCGATGAGGCGACCTGATAGATGAGTGGGGGGAACTGGTGGTAGTTGTGGTGGTCTATGAGGACGATCTGGAAGAGCGAAGAGTCAAGGGCTTGTGCCAGCTTGAGACCAGCAAAGCCCCCGCCAGCGATGACGACGCGGGGAAGAGAAGATGGAGGTAGATTGATACTCATCGGGAGATATTATTAAATACTTAAATAAATAGGCAATAGGAGAACACGCCTAAGCCTCAGATAGTTTACCATGAGCGATTTCCTTGTTCGTGGACTGTAAGGGGGGTAGAACGAAGCGTACATAATGACACCTCCGCTCAATACCCCTTAAATCGCTGATTGTCGGGACGTTCGTGGGAACGACAGACAAGTGCGCCCGAAAAACGAAGCGTTACATTTGGGTTACATTGGTGTTACATTGAGGGGCTTCGGACGGCATTAGAAGGCGGTACGTGTTACATCCGAACGCTGAAGGGCTGAGATAGCCCCAGAGAACGCCCACAACGGGCGCAAACGCTTGAAATAGGCGGTTATAGCAGGACTCATCCTCTATAACCGCCTATGCTGTTTCTGCCCTCGTTCACATCTTCGACATTAAGATGTAGGTATGTGACAATCCGTCATCCGAAGTGCATAGGGAGTTCACTTGCTTGCCCTAAAAGGGAATTCTAGGAGAGGCATCAAGGGAATTCACTTGGGAATTCAAATAGGGAGAAATTCACACACGTGACGGAGTAGTAAACAGCATTAATTTGCCATTAACTACCGATACTGCATCTGAGTATAGGGGGGTATTACATTGCTTATTGGGGTATATCCTATTGAAAAACAGAGGGAAAACACCCTTACGGCTTGGAATGGAGCAAGGCTAACACTTGATCCATCTGTTCGTCTCGTTTCGATAGGAGCTCCTTTAGGTGACTCACCTGCTCTTCCAGGATGCGGATTTGTTCTGATTGGCTTCGCAGAAGAGCGTCCTGATCTCCGAGTTGTCTATCTCCCAATGCGGGGGCAGTATTACCATCTCCATATATATTATTATCCCCTTTAATATTGCCGATCTCAATGAGAGGGCGATGCCCTGCAAGCATCTCGCCTTGTCCTAAGATCAGCCAATATGGTGATATATCATCGTAAACGGATAATATTTCGGCTATCGCCTCTCCTCCAAACTCGCTGTACTTCGACTTGAAATTAGACTCTGACACCCCAGTAGCCTTGAGAAAATCGCGAATCTTCACCCCTTTCACTTTCAAATACATACGCACCCTCTCCTTGATGGGAGCCGAAATTTTACACCCTTCCTCTTGCATTAGTCGAAATTTAGTCGTTACTTTGCAGTGTTGTTAAGACTTAACAACGTGTAAAGATAGACAGAAACCGATTAGAGACAATAATCACAATGGCAACAACAATGCAACGACACATTGAAGTAGGTGCCGATGTCCGCAAGCGCATCATGCAGGAGCTGGGCATCACAGAGGGCGGGCTATCCCTCGCCCTTAACTACAAGCGAGATGGAGAGGAAGCAAGAAAGGCTCGTGCCCTGGCTCTCGAGCTAGGCGGTAAGGTCTACTGCACCATACCAGAGTGCGAGACAATACACGACGCTGACGGGCAGATGATCCAGGTCTTCGGCAACGGTGCACGACTCATCATTGACAAAGAGAATAGCGAAGGACGCATTGAGCATAATGGGCGAGTGGTCAGCCTCTGCTACCACGTAACCATTAATATGCTTGATGGACTGCAAGCTCTAGCCTCCAATCTCTAAGACCATGCTCCAACACTTCGGGAAATCCACGGTGATAGACCTTGCCGACCTCACGGAGGATCGACGGACTGCCGAAGATCAGTCCGAGTGTTTAGCTCCAGTGATCACTACGTACAACTATCGGAATCTTGTCAACCGAGGGAAGATTAAAGTCTTGCGTCGTGGTGGAGGCGCTGGGAGTAATGTACTCATTGACTACGATAGCTTGCCCCGAGAGCTACGAGACAAGGTAGATAAGCGCATCGGGAGCGATGCCGTCCATGTTGCGGTACTCCGCAAGTGGTTCAGCGACCACTACCAGCGGGATCGCCAAGCTCAGGAGTACTACCCTAAGCGCCTACGGGAGCTTAACCTCACCCTCTCACTTGACCGCATAGCCCAGCTGACAGAGGAGTACATCGTGAATGCATCGGTACTACAGAGCGTACGAAGCTTGCAAGCGGATATACGCCTCTTGAAGCGAGTGATGGGCGGTAGCAAGAAGGTACGCTGGGAACAGTTGGCGAGTGCTATCAGCTACTATCGCCAAGAAGTCGGGCATACGCTCCCTCAGAGTGCCCCCCGCTTTAGGAAGGCACTGCGAGAGTTTGAGGAGAAGGGCTACGAAAGCCTCATAAGCAAGAAGTTTGGCAACCAACAGACCCGCAAGGTCGATCACGACACGCTCCGCCTCCTCCTCGCCATCGATAACGATGATACCAGACCATACAATAGCACGGTGGCAGACCGCTACAATGACTTCGTCGAAGGCTTGGTGGCTATCTACAATCCCGAGACAGGTGAGCTGTACGACAATCGCCAGTATAAGCCCCTCTCCGCCTCTACGGTTGCCTTCTACCTCAACACCCCCGAGGCAAAGGCACTCCGAGGTAAGGTGCACGATGACTATCAGACGTGGCGAGGTAAGCACCAGCCCTATGTGATGCGTAAGCGCCCCACGATGTCCCTCTCAAAGATCTCCCTGGACGACCGAGACCTCAAGATCAAGGTCAACTGGAGAGAGCAGGGGATCAGCGAGACCGTCAGCCTGAAGATCTACGTGGCTTACGACTTGGCAAGCCAAGCAATCATCGGGTATGCCTTCTCTGGGAAGAAGCGCCACGACATCTTCATCGGCTGTCTACGCTCGACCTTCCGCACGCTTCTCTCCCTGGGACTACCTTGTCCACATGAGGCGGAGGTGGAACAGCATCTGGTCTCGGACTTCCGAAGCTCCCTGATGGCGGATGGGGCACTCTTCCCGAAGGCACTCTTCTTGGCACCAGGGAACTCGCAGGCAAAGGGCGCTGAGCACTTCAATAGACTCTTCAAATACACCATAGAGAAGGAGTACATCCCCAACACTGGTCGCCACTACGCTAAGCTTGAGGCGAACCAGACCAGCGAGGAGAAAAGCTTCGATGAGCATAACGACCGCTTCAAGGTGAAAGCCTGGGCGTATGAGGATGCCGTCGCCTACTATGAGGAACTCATCTATAAGTACAACCACTCTCCGCATAGCAACGAAGCGTATTGGGGCGGGCGCACTCGATGGGAAGTCCTTCAGGAGTCGGTTAATCCCGAACTAGCAAGCATCGACAAGCACCGCTTAGCCGTCTTGCTCGGTGAGCATCGAGCCACTTCGGTACGTCGAGGGTCTATCAAGGCGAACTACCGCTCCTTCGCACTGTCGCCCGAAGCGATCGGTAAGCTGAAGGATCGCAACGGTAAGGTAGATGCCTACTGGTGGGAGCAGGAAGAAGGGCAGATGGATGAAGTCTACGTCTACGAAGGCGGGCGATACATTGAGACGGCTGTCGAGGTCGAACGCTTCAATGAGGCATCGATCGAGCAGACGACGGAGGATCGCAAGAAGCTACACGGACAGCTACAGCGTGTAAAGTCCTTCGACACCTATATCACGGAGCGTCTCCCTGGTAAGGCTCGCCTGCTGAAGGAAGAGACACACCGAATGCTTACTGACCTCGAGCCTCAGGAGGTGGTCACGTTACGACGTGGCGAGGATGGTGAGCTCCACGACGAAAACGAAACAGAGGACTGGCTGGTGACCTCCCCCGAGGTGAATGACATCCGAGCAAGGGCGCTAGCAGACCTGTAAGAATAGTAATCGAACACGAATTAAATCAGATTAGAAATGGAGTACAACGGAAAAGACTACTGGACTCGAGAGGCGCTTATCGAGACGTTCGATGGAGTAGGGTTCAATGAACTGGACAAGGAAGGTGCCTTTGGTATCGCCCTATGCATCCCCGAGATCTACGATGGAATAGTCTACGACTTTGAGAGATTCAGCTCAAAAGTTAAGTCGGCACTGACGATGCAATCCTTCTGTCCCGACTAGCCATGAAGATGACGGTGGTATTTGAGCCCTGCTATATGTGGGATGATCTCAAGAGGGTCTTTGGCGAAGAACGAGCCAAGCGACTACGAAAGAGAGGCTCCTTTGGTAAGGCTTATAAGAGCGACAGCGGGGAGATCTACTTCGAGGAGAAGCAGTTCTCTCGGTGGGTGAAGAAACTAATCAAACGACAATAGAATGAAGAAGAAAGTAAAGAAGAAGGTGAGTACCGTTGTCTACTCAAAGGAAGGGCTTATATCTACTTTGGGGATAGACAAGTACAACGAACTGAACCAAAGCAACGAGTTTGGTCGGGAGGAGTCCTTCCTTAGCGGAGATATGCTCATAACCATCTACAGGGAAGCTCAATTCTCCGAAAACGCCCTAAATGCGCTACGCTATGCAACTAAGTAACGAACTCAAGGGGCGCACGCTCGAGGCAATACTCGCCGACCGTGCTAACTACCCCAGCGATAGCAAGCACGCTGTCGCCCTCGGCATCTCGCCCAGCGTGTACAATGTCTTGAAGAAGGGGAAAGTCGAGAAACAGCTTAGCGAGACTGCATGGCTTAGCCTTGCCAGACGACTCAACGTGCCTCTACGTGCGGAAATTGAGTGGAAGGTCGCTCCAACCGCTACCTATGACTATGTGACGGGACAGCTGGAAGCGTGTCAGGAGCGAAGCCTCTCTGCCCTCCTCTGCGACCTGCCGAACATCGGTAAGACCTTCTCAGCTCGGCAATACGCTCGGACGCATAAGAATGTCGTCTACGTGGACTGCTCTCAGGTCAAGACGAAGGTTCGTCTGGTGCGACAGATTGCCCTTGGCTTTGGCTTAGAAGCCAAGGGGAGGTATGAGGAGATCTACGCTAACCTCATCTACTACGTCAAGAGCCTCCACCAGCCCCTGATCATCCTTGACGAAGCGGGAGACCTGCAGTATGAGGCTTTTCTGGAGCTTAAAGCCTTGTGGAATGCCTTGGAGAACGCCTGCGGATGGTATATGATGGGCGCAGATGGCTTGCGAGCAAAGATTGAGCGAAGCATCGACTGCCGAAAGGTCGGCTATACCGAGCTCTTCTCTCGCTTCGGGGATGCTTACCGTCAGGTGACACCGCTCGATGGGGAGGAACGCAAGACCTTCCTGATGCGCCAAGTGGTCGAGGTGGCAAAGCTCAACGCCCCCGAGGGGGTGGATGCTGTTAGCCTTGCTCGAAAGTCAGGGAGCCTTCGTAGAGCTTATACCGAGATCGAGAAACTGAAACTACAAGCTGGGGCATAAGCTATGGAAAGAGCCTACTCACCTTCGGAAATCCTCAAGAAGAAGATCCCGAGCATCCCCTTTGAGGGGGTATGGCGTGACGCCTTCGGAGAGCCTGGACGTACAGGTGTCTGGCTCATCTGGGGAGAGAGCGCCAACGGTAAGAGCTCCTTTGCGATGCAACTGGCAAGAGAGCTGACTAAGCACGGTAAGGTAGCCTACAACTCGCTGGAAGAGTCCCTCTCCCTCTCCTTCCAAAACAATATGCGCCGATGCCGAATGGAGGAAGCTCGGGGACGCTTCTTAGTCCTCGATAGAGAGCCGATAGAAGCCCTTACCGAGCGCCTTAAGCGCCAACGCTCCCCAGACTTCGTCATCATCGACTCCTTGCAGTACACAGGTATGAACTATAAGGAGTACAAGAAGCTCAAGGAGCAATTCCCGAACAAGCTCTTCGTCTTCGTATCGCACGCCGATGGGGAGAAGCCCAAAGGGTCGACTGCTGTCAGCGTCCAATATGATGCGGACATGAAAATCCTAGTACAAGGCTACCGAGCGATATGCAAGGGACGCTTCATGCCTGAATCAGGTAAGCACTACAGCATCTGGGCAGAAGCTGAGGCGAAGTACTGGGGGCTTGAAACAAATGAAAATGAATCTCAATATTAACGTGAACTAAAAGGAACCGATGGACTACTTAATCGGAGCTACTCTCGGGGCAATGCTTCTACTGCTCTTTGCTGGCATCTCTACTCATAAGGATGAAGAAAAATCACAGGCACCGAGTGATGAGGACGAATCAGATTGTCAAAGCCTTCGAGAGGAGAATGCTCGACTGAAGAAGGAACTGAGTGAGCTCGAGGAATCTCATTCTTTTACGATAGCACTGTTTGAAAGAGCCTTGATAACTAATGCGAATAAAAGCAACGAAATCAAAGTGCTACTACAACAGAAAGAGGAACTCCAAAAGAAGCTCCTGGAGCAAGTCAATAATCAGACGAGAGATAGTGATGTCGAAGCGTAATTCTTATGCCACCTTCTATGCCCTCCTAGGGACGATGCCTGGTGCATCTAAAGAAGAACTAGTCTTGCAGTGGACAGGAGGACGCACCGAGTCACTACGGGAGATGACCGACGATGAGTACAATGCGATGATCAGAGATCTGAGGCGACAGGTAGAGTGCCTTGACGAAAAGCGAAAGGCACGCTCAGCAGTACTGAGGCAATTTCAACTATACGGGATTGACACGACTGATTGGGGTGCCGTAGATCGCTTCTGTGCCAGCCCTCGCATCGCAGGGAAAGCATTCCGCCACCTCACCATAGCGGAGCTGAAGACGCTCCGAGTGAAGATGCTTTCAATCCGCAATAAGGCAGAAAGGGTCGACGAAGCTAAGCGTCGTATAGAGATTGCAGAGACGCATACCAAAGGTCAGATGCCAAGTTAAGACGACTAACCCACTCAATAACTAACTTAATAAACAGAAGTATGGAAGACGTACGAACCGTCCAAATGACGGATGCCGAATGGCAAGAATTCCAGTCTCTGAAGAGAGAGCAGGAAGAACGGAAGAAAGCCCAAAAGCGCAAGGAAGATCGTGAAGCTTATCGAGACCTCAGCGAGGGTGCTGTAGATGACCTCTTCCCTGAAGTTGAAGCTCTTTATGAGCATATGCAAGAGGTGAAGAAGAAGGTGATGGAACGATTCCTGTCAATTCTCAAAATGAGAGACGAAGCCTTTGGTACAGACAGCAAGCAGGGACAGTACACCTTTATAAACGGAGGACGCTCCCGACGTTTTACCGTCGGGCGGTACAAGAAGTTCATGCACGACACCACAGCAGAGGCTGGTATCGAGATGGTGAAGGGGTACCTAGAAACATTGGGTACAGACAGCGAGACTCAGAAGCTCGTCCGCATCATCCTTGACTTGCTGAGTGAGAATGCCCAGGGTGAGCTTGAACCTGACAAGATCCTTCAGCTGGATCGCTATGCTGAGGAGTTCGGGAATGAGGAGTTCTCCGAAGGGGTGAGAATCATAAAGGAGTCGCTGATCTTCGACTGGACGAAGTATTTCTTCAGAGCTCAGAAGAAGACCGAAGGCGGGGCTTGGAAGAGCATCCCACTATCAATGACCGATGTAGAGTAATAAAGATGGAACAACGTCATTTGAGGCTCTCGGCGGACGATCTGTGGAAGAGCTGGGATCCATCACGACAGAGTGGTCATAAAGGGGACATCCTCCATGCTTATACCGGTATTGGGTCTGTCTATCTCGAAGAGCATAAGCCTGAGGGTATCTGGATCATAAAACCCTGCTGGGAGCTTCCTCGGTATGTCGCAAGGACAGAGCAACGAGCAATCCACCTTGCGGTATTGTCTTTCCTTCGGGCGCTACGATCTGCAGTCACGGATTTCGTCTGCCTCGCTAAAGTGAAAGTGGATGATGAGGATGCCAACGAGGAAATGTGTGACATCCTCGACCTACTATCCCCCAACGAAGAAGAAACAGAAGAATACAGCTATGAATAAATGGTATTTGTGCAAAGTGTCCTATGAGCGTCAAGCTGACGAGATGGGCATGAAGAAGGTAACGGAGGGTTACCTCGTCGATGCGCTCAGCTTCACAGAGGCAGAGGCTCGTGTAGTGAAGGAGATTACCCCCTTTGTCTCCGTGGGGGTGCTGGAGGTGGTGAATATCCGCCCGATGCGCCTCGCAGAGCTCATCCTTGACGGGGAGTCAGGTAAGTACTATCGTGCGAAGGTGGATTTGAACACCATCGACAGTGCTGGGCAGGAGCGTAAGGTTGGTACGGCGATGGTCGTACGGGCAGACTCGCTCCTCGAGGGCACTAAGTCGCTCTTGGCGCATCTGGATAATGGGGTGTCAGCCTACGAGCTGGTAAGCATCAGCGAGCTCGATATCCTCGACGTGTTCCAATATATAGCACCGCCCGCCGAATGATCATAGCAGTAGACTTCGACGGTACGCTGTGTGAGAACAGATACCCAGAGATAGGCTACCCGATGCCTCGTGCAATCGACAGCATGCGACGCTTGCACGAGGATGGTCACTATCTCATCCTCTGGACATGCCGAACAGGTGAGCGCCTAAAAGATGCTATCAACTGGTTGCTCGAGCGTGGTATCCCGATCGATCGTGTGAACGACCATTGCCCCGAAAACCTTGCCAAGTACGGGGAGGGCGGGATGAAGGTCTATGCCGACCGATATATCGACGACAAGGCAGGCTTCACGTCTTGGTTTGAAGAGATGGAGAAGCTGGGCTACAAGGACTAAGCAGGTCAGGGGATAGGAGAATTTTCCTCCTATCCCCTGACCTTTTTGTATCTTTGCATATATGAGTAAAAAGGGACGAAATATTGACCTCATCAAGAAGCGTGATGATAAGCTTTACGAGCGGTTCTTGTACCACTACGACGTGTGCAAGATTCGCCTCGATGAGGTGCTTCGTATCCTTAGCGAAGAGGAGTTCTTCCTATCAGAGCAACGCATCTGGACGATTATTAAGGGTTACCAGGGCGTGCCTCGTGCAGAGCTTATGGATCGCATCAAGAAGCCCAAGGTTCGAGCAGTCAGAGGCGTGCCTACTTCACTGAAAGTCGTATCTGAGTACTCTTATAGCTTGTTCCCCGCCTCATCTGCTCGGTAACCGTACAGGTGTAGGTACTCTCGTAGACCTTTATCCCGTGGTTAAAGGTGAAGAAGGTAGACTGAGTACGCATCAATCCTCCATCGTCGAGAGGACGATATCCCTCGAGCAAGCTGTGAAGTTTGTGTCTAAGCTCCTCTCGCTCCTTAATACTAAATTCAGTGCCAGAACCTGAGTGCGTATCATCGAAGCAGTCGATGATCAGTCGCACTCGCAATGTTGCTTCTCCCTTCTGACTATCGCCCTCCAGATGTGACCAGTCTACACGGCTCGGTTCGATGAGAACGGCTGGATAGGTGAGCGGATACATCTGTCGCCCGTCGTCGTCAAGGTTCTCTAGTTGTCCATAATCTTCGTCTACCAGGATGAGTTCAGGCATCTCCCTGGCTATATGGGCGACCATGTTAGAGAGTAGATATTCCATCTTTTATTCGCTGTATGCTGTCGTTTACTTCCTTGCTTACCTTCTGCATGAGTTCTCGGCTCTCTCCGATGAACTGACGTTTCGGCATCTTAGCTCGGATCTTGATCTTCGTCTTCTTAGTGAGGGCAAGCGCCATCCATTTCTTCGCCTCCTCGGGGATAGCCTCCTTGGAGCCCCCCATCCTCTTACCTCTCTTGCCCGTAGAGCCACGCTTGCGCCCGCTAAGCTTGTAAACCATAGCCCATGCGTACTTACGCATCTTGGGGGTGATAGTTGGGTTGGAGACAATTGTACCGCCCTCGTTATGGATTACGGCGTAGGGTACAGGATTCTCGATGCTCACCTCCCCTCGACCGATATGCGCCTGGGTGCTACTCATCAAGTGATTGCGAGCGGAGGTAAGGGTCTTATAGCGGGCAGATGCCCCCATCCCACCCCTTAGCTCTCTCTGAGATTTCTTCCAGGGGCGAAGACCTCCGTCATGGAATCCCGAGTCACGGAAGTTCTGCTTGAAGTGCTGAACGGCTATTATCCCGACCTTTCGGGGAAGTCGATCATTCACTTCTCGCTCGACTTGCTCCTTAAGCCTCGTGACCAGTTGCACGAGCTTTTTGGGATCATCGCTTGTCATATCAAAATATAGTCTTATCTTTGTGATGCGAGGTATCCCACTCGGGAACGTCGCTCCGCCTCGCTCGTTTTACCCTCTGGGTCAAATGGGCGAGGCCTTTTTTATACCTCGTAGTGTCGCACCTTACGCTCACCTCTCAGGACGACTACGAGCTTTCTGATCTGCTTTACCTCTTGCCCTTGCTCCTTAGCGTCTGCCTCCATGATGCGGTTGTAGCTCCGTATAGAAGCTTTGATTCGAGCATCGCTGAACATCGTAGAGTCATGGAAGTATAAGCAGAGGCTGTCGGCTCGCTCCACGTCACTTCGGAGGTTATACTTCTCGAGCTGTTTGTTCTTAGCCGTTAGGGCATTGACGTAGTTATCCTTATCCATGGTGATACTGCGGATATCCATGACAACTCCATCAACAGACATATCCAAAGCGGAGAATGGTCGTCCATTCCTATCGTGCTTGCTCTCATCAAGGAAAATTACCTTATGTCCAGCATGGAAGAGCGTATCAGCGCATTCTTCTTCGAGGGCATGGGCGGTTAGCTTCTCTTCTCCGAAGTACCTTTCCTTCGTACTATTGCGCTTATGCCCGATGTGAGAAGCCTTGATGCCTCCCGTTTCTGGATCGAACTCGACATCCCTATACTCCTTATCTTTTGTCAGCTGGAGGTACTCCTCATAGCGCTCGGGGAACTTTGCCTTTGCCACCTCCCAGTCGATATAGGGGCAGTGGTAGCAGTCCTTCGTCTGTCGAGCCTGGAAGGTTCTCTCGAGGAGTCCTTTCAGTCCCTTCTTCTTCCCCTTGTTGAAGGGGCAGGCACTGCAGTTCGAGGGGAAGTAAGGGTGCTTATCGCTGAAGGAATGACCATGTCTGGGGTTCTCCTCCAGCCCCTGCTGAGCCTTGGGCATATTGGGCGACTTCTCCCACCCCGTAGAAGGATCATCTGTAGCCTCGAGTGAGCATTTACAATTCCATCGATTGGCGGGGTGGTTGTCCTTCCAAAAGGGATCATCCATAGGGAGCGTCAGCCCTGATGCCCAGAAGGTCTCGTGTACTGCCTCTGGGGAGGGTGAGGTGGTCGGCATCCAGCGTAGGTTCGGAAGGACATCCCGATTGCGCTCAAACTCCTGCCAGTCGGATGCTTGGTGAGCTCTGAGGATAGCGGTATCATACTCCGTTCGTAGCCAAGAGCCGACCTGATGGCTTGCAATGGGCGCAATACTCTTCTTCCAATCCTGAAAGGATCGGAGCTTGCCCTCCTCGTCAAAAAGTCGCTTCTGCATTTGACTACCCATCGAATGGCATTTGAAGGCAGAAAAAACCTCGTTCGAGTGGCGAAGCTCCCGCAGGAAAGATTGCTCATGGGTCTCGTGCCCACTGTCGATGAGTCCCTCGACGCTTGCCTCATTGATGATGCGCAAAACCTCTCGCCATGCCTGTGGCTCTATCTCCGTCGATACGTCAAACCCATCATATACCTTGCGCAGGTACTCCTCAAGGATCTGTGGGCTAAACTTGACCGTGCTATCGTTGTGGATAGAGCCCGAACAGCAGGGGCAGGAACGCTCTCCGTAGTAGAGGCTGTCTATCAGAAGTCGCTGTCCGCCCCTCCTGGGAGAGGGGCTAGGGAGAAAAAACGGCTGAGCAGGTTGCGTAAGCCCTTCTTGCCCTGAGGCGGAGTATTGCCTTTGGTCTTCTCTTCCTCCGAGAGATTGTTGTCATCGGTGTTGCCCTCTTCGGTAGAGGGAGCGTCACCGCCGAGTAGTTGAGATTGCAGGGCTTCCTTGTTCGCCTTCTTCTCTGCAAGAAGCTCATCGTAGTTCTCGGGCTTGGGGATACCTGAGAACTCATAGAGGTAGTCATCGGATATGGGTAGCCCGATGGAGTTCAGCTTGAGGACAATGTCCACCTGCTGGGTGGGATGCGTCTTGTCCTTCTTGGCGTAGACGAACTCTCCGCCCTCGGTGTTGAAGCCGAGGTTAGAAAAGATAGGACGCATGTGGTAGTTGAGGACATCGAGGATGGTGTCTCGGTCATCCTCATTCATCTCGTCCTCGACCTCCTTGTGTACCTCGCCGAGCGCTTGTGTGCCTACCTTCTTAGCATCGGTCGTGAGCGTGTTGCCGAGCACACGGATTGAGATCTTGCTATCCCAGTAGTTGGTGAAGTTCTCGAATAGCTCACCTGTGGCGGACGCATTCTTTGGCTCGTGCAGGACAAGGGAGCTCTCCTTGGGGTGGATGTAGACCGCCGATGATCCCTGGCGACGGGCATCCTCAATGATCTTCCTTCGGGCTTCTTGGTCACCAGCATCATAGGTGTACTCACGGATCGGTATACCGAAGATGTTGCAGAATTTAGCCCAGTCACTGACGTTACCTCTCTTGTAAAGAATGGCAATCATGATGTCCACAAGGGCTCCAAGGTCACGCTCTCCGCCGACAAAGAGCATATTATCGAACTCCTCAATAGGCGCACCCACCTGGTCGTCTTGGTACTTCAGGAGCTGACGTGTGATTGGATTGTAGTGCTTGCGATTGATTTGATCCGCACGGATATTGCCCTCCTCGTCAAGGTAAAACTGCATCAGGGAGAAGCCCCAGAACTGTGCCAGGGTGATCTCCTTACGTACCTCCTTAAACCAAGGGGAGCGTAACTGTGGGGTGATTACATCGTCGGGCTTCCCATCTCGATGGAACTCAATAGGGATGCGTGTTACCCCTCGAAGGCGCTTGCTTAAGACCCCCATGTAGTGAATGTCTAGCTCTGACGACTCGTAGAGGTCGTATAATCGGGATCGAGAAGGGAAGTCGATCTGCTTGGCTCGACGTAGGCTATTCTGGAACTTCTGCAGGTCAAAGAGGAATAGCTCAGGCATCTGTAGGACAACGTCAGGGACGTGATACGAAGAGCCTGAGGAGGAGCGTAGGCTCCCTCCTTGTTGGATACGCTTTTGAGTTCGATTCTTTGCCATTAACGTAGGGTGGGTCTAAGGGTTTCAGCATCAATCTGCCAGGGGCTATTCAGATTCTGTTCATCGCTATCCAGCCGAGGTGCCCCGTGGATGGTGATCTCCCCTCGGGATACGCCTTTGAGCCATTCAATAGCTCGTTCATACCTATCCTTTCGGATGTCAGCAATCTTATAGGGGTTATGGATACTGAAGATGTGATAGATGGTGATGTCGAGAGCGAACATCAAGATGAGATTGTGGCGCTCTTTCCCTACGGCGGAGAAGATAGCATCGCAATCATAGATCTTATCCAAGTAGGAGCTCATCTCGGAGATAGTGCGATCCTCGCAAATCTCAATTACCTGAGGATCGTAGTCAGGGTTGGGCTGACCTCCTGCTGAGGTCTCCCTTAGAAGGGAGGAGAGTATTTCTCGGTGGATGCTTGCGTTGTAGTCCTCAGGGGTGATAAATGTTGCCATAATTAAATGCGATAGGGGTTGCCTTTGCTGACCTCGTCATATCCAATGACCTCTGGAGGATCAAGCTCTGCACTCTTGCTCTTGGTGAGGCTGATCCCACCCTCCACGGCATCTAGACCGTCGGCAGGGTATGGCAGATGCATCTCGAACAGTGTTCCTTGGTTGATTAGCTCTACCATGTGGGGGTTATCTTGCTCGTCCTCGTTGAATATAAGTTGTCCTAGTCGGTCAAGGGGCTCTAGATTATTCTCAATGCGAACCGCTTTGTCGGTCTTCTTGCGCTCATCGGGTCGGATGTGAATCTCTTCGCCCCTGCGCTTGATCTCCTCTCGTATGAGGGGCTTGAAGACTTGTTCGTAGAATGGGTCTTGAAGCTTGTTGTTCTCAATATAGAAGTACACCACGGTCTTGCCTCCCACCCATTTTTTCAGGTCGAAGTACCAGCCGATGAAGTTGGCGTTAGTCTCACGTGCGAGGTAGCCCTTAATGACGTAGTACTTATCCCCAAGCTTGCCTATTAGCCAGAGCGCCTTGAATGAACCTTGCTTGGTCTTTCGGTCGCTATAAGCGGGGTCGCCGTAAGCGATCAGGTACTTGAATCGATTGAGGGGAGGAATTTTCCCGAAGGCGAGGTTCTTGAAGACGCTCCCTTCAGAGAGCGGATTGTTGAAGTACTCCTTCTGTTGGGCTGAGCGAGGGATATTCTCCAGCGTTCGGTCGATCATCTCCTCGCTGTTTTTTGCTGGCCAAGTCGAGCGCCCTTGCTTGTCTCGTATGTTGACGATGTCCCAGTGCTTGGCTTTTTCTCCTGCACGCTTGACACAGCAGTCCTTTGCGATGATGTTACCACACCAGATAATCAGGGTTGGTTCGCTGATGGATCGTGTTGGGTAGAGCGCCTCGTTGAACCAGTCCCACTTCTTCTTGAGGGTCTCGGGGTTACGGCAGTCTTCGTCGGTGTCGTAGTCGTCAGCGACGAGCACGTCGGGACGAATGGACTCATTACGACTGCCTCGAGGGGCAGACCCAGCACCCAAAGCCAAGAATTTTGCGCCAGAGCGAATAGTAAAATCTCGCTCAGTCCACTGACCAAGGTTCACCTGGTTGCCATAGAGTTGCTTAAGGCGTGGGTTCGTCTCAAAGTTGACCTTGTATGGAGTGAGTAGTCGGATGGCACTATCCACGGTAGCGCTGGTAATGACAAAGAACCTCTTACGACCCGTGAGGGCTAGATACATCAGCACCATCATTACGATGGTTGACTTAGCCAGCTCTCTCGACCAGGAGAGCACCTCATACCATTCATCATGCTCTATAATGCGCTTAATCGCCTTGACCTGGAAGGGGGCGAACTCATACTTGGCGTAGCCTGGGAAGAGGTACTTACACCACTGCACAGGGTCAGCTTCAAGCTCCTTGCGTAGCTTGTCAATCTGCCCAGCGGTGAGGTTGTGATCGATGAGGGCATCCCGAGCAAAGGACTTGTGGAACTCCTCCCACTGCCTAAGGGCTTGCTTTTCCTGCTGTGTCATCGCTTGGAGTTTGCTTGGTCTTTGATGAAGACATCCATGAGGCTGTTGAAGGCTTTGGCTTGCTCCACATCGAGGGGGCGAAGCCAAGCGAGGAAGCGCATGCAGACGCTGATGACTTCGCTGATGCCGAGGTCATCTTGTATCTTCTTGATGGAGGTGGCGAGCTTGAGCATCGCATCAGCTTCGGCGGGGGTGGCGTAGCGTGCCCCCTCCTCACGACTGGTGATGGTGCGGTTAATCTCGGCTATCTGTTGTTGCCACTGAGCGATGAGCTGAGTGGGCGTTACCGAGAGAGACGCTTTAAGCTCCGCCCAGCTGTCCTCCTTCGCCCAGCGGATGATGGTCTGCCGAGAGACCCCCACCTTTACGGCAATCTCCTCCTGAGTGTAGTTGCCGTCGAGGTAGAGTGTGCGGGCGATACTCCGCTTATCAATCTTGCTGTCCGTCTTCTTCGCCATCCTTTCTGTCTCTGATTTGCTTGTAACGGTAGTTGTAGTCTACGCCAAAGAGAGCGCCCGAGAAGGTGGACATCTCACCAAAGGCGACTAGAATGGAGTTGTGAATCTCCCCGAGAGGCTTAACCATGAAGCCTGCAAAGAGGAGGAGGATGCCACAGATAACAAGCGCCGTTGCTACCCATAGCTGTACTGTTAGTTTATCTCGTTTTGTCATCTAATAGTGTGCGTTGATTTGCACCTCTGAGGAGGTGATCTTGATGCTCTCTACTACCTCGCCATCTAACTCTAGAGCCTCCCTGATGCGCACACGCCAGTAGAGCGGGTCGTTGTCCAGGAGCATGTCCGAAATGCCTACGCCTAGCGCAGGGTTCTCCTTGAGCTCTCCCTTATGGGATTGGATGATGATTGCCTGATTCTGTGGGGTGATCTCCCCAAGCTGAAGCTCACCCGAGGAGATGAGAGGCTGGTAGTCGGAGTCGATAAGTATACCAATCATATAAATGCTAGCTGAGTCGGAATCCGAGGGTAATCTCTCGCTTGCCCCCCTGTGAGCTAAAGGAGGTCTTTACCGATCGGACAAAGTACGAGCCATCCTGCTCTGGGTAATCTTCGTCACGAAGTGTCACCGTGTCACTGGGCTTGCATTCGGGGATGAGCCATCCCGTGATCGTACCGTCATAGCCATCATAGGTACGACGCAGGAGTTCGGACTCCCCTCGACGATGCATCGAGGCTTCGTCACTTGTCGGGCATTTCACCTCAACCTTGTCACCTCCCGTCGTGCCGACTTCCACCTGGCGTACCTTGCCGTCGGGTAGTAGCGCCTTCACGACCACCTGTATCTTCTTGTCCTCGGCTCGCTTGTAGCTGAGGTCGGCTTTTTCGATGTTGACCGCAAAATCATACAGCCTCTCTTTGCCGATGACTTCCCCAGGGGGGTGCACGTGGAGGGTCGTCCCGTCAAGGTAGATGTCTGCACCGCTTTCCTCTTGCACCTTCTTCAGCACATCAAAGGCTGTTGCGTTATGGAAGGTGAACTTATCGTACGTCCACTCATAGCTACAGACCACTTTATAGTCTGCTCCAATGGTCTTGCAAAGCTTTTCGAGGAGCTTTCGAAGGCTGATCTTCTTGAGGACTTCATTGGCGACGGGCTTGCGGAAGGCATATAGGTCGTCCTCGCAGTACAGGGTGATTGAGCCCTTGTCTGTCGAGATACGCTGGAGGTATCCTATAAACTCATCTACAAGCCCTGTCTCTTCGTAGCCAAGGGCGATGCTCACCTTATCACCTCGCTTCAGCTCTTGCTCGATGGAGAGTCTCTTGTTGTACTCGCTTGCAGGAAGCGTTATGGTGGCTGTGTCCGCCAGAAGCTCTACCGAGCGATGGATATCCACCTTATCCAGCATCCCCAGGGTGTGCTCCCCAACCTTGACAGAGTAAATCATCGTGTACATGCTACTTGCTACTTGAGTAGGAGTTTGTAGGTGTCGTCAGAGAGGCAGGAGAGGGAGTAGTTTTGGTTGCGTACCCCAGCGGTGTGTGGGATCTCCCAGCTTTCAATGACAAGCCTCGAGATGCCAAAGAGCTCTAAGAGGGGGGAGGTGGCGATAACCTCCCCCGCCTCGCAAAACTTGCGCAATCGTCGTACGTCATCCTCAGGGTAGCTGTCAGCTTTGCTCATCAGGATTCCCTCGATCTTGACCGAGTAATCATCCAGCGTCCAGCGCTCCTTGACGGATCCTCTCGCCTTGCTCTTGGCGACTTGCCTCTTCGTGATGATGTGCTTCCCCGTGATCGTGATCATGGGCTCATAGGGGAGTAGCCAATCCGTCTCTCCAGCCAGTGGCAAGCGCAGGGAGAGCGGGAGCACCATCGGTACTCCCAGCGAATTGTAGCGCACTACATCCGCTTGCTCTTCCTCGCTGAGTCGATCAAACTCATGCCGACTAGCCTCAGTTGCGTCTGCCCCAACGGCGTGTGCTCGAGGAGACACAAAGATGGGAGGGGGCACGACAAGGCGAGTGGCAATGGTGTGGATGATCTCTTGGCTTGCCATCGCTACTTGATGTCAGCATATTCGACCTTAGCGTCAAAGCAAGGGCAGTCTTTGATACGCTCCCAGGGATCAATCACCCCATTGCCATTGGTGTCGGGGGAAAAGTCACGATGCCCCTGGATGACTGCCTGAGGGTATCTCTTCTTGAGCGCCCCGAGGAGCGTCCTGAGACTCGCCTTCTGTTCGGCGGTACGGTTGTCTACGCTCTTAAGGACTCCCTCTTGGGAGATGACCCCACCGATGTAAGCGACGTTGATGCTCACGGAGTTGAAGCCCTTGACTCCATTGGATACCTGGTCTTCAGAGAGGAGTTGATGGATGATACCATCTGCCGAGATAACATAGTGGTAGCCTGGAGCCTTGAAGCCTCGGGATTTGAACACTGCAAGCAGGTCGGGAATCGTCGTCCTTTGACTCCCTGCAGTGCAGTGTACAGCGATGTACTTGATGTTTCTTGGATTGTTCATATTGATCTCATTTTACGTGCCTGATTCGGTGCAAAATTGAGGTATTCTATGGGGTATTTCAAATCGGATATTTATGATGGTAACGCTTTATAATCATCATAATATCAAAGTGTTATTATGGTAAATATTCAGTTTGCAGGCGTGGAAATGACCCCATACTTTTGCCATAGAAATCGAGCGAGAACTGTATGAATCGACCTAGCAAATTCTTCAATTATGTGCCCAAGTCAGACGGAGGCGCAACCATCCTACTCTATGGGGATGTCGGTCCGTGGGGCGACATCGATAGTCAGCGAGTAGTCACTGAGCTTCTCGCCCTCGAGGGGGAGTACAACTCCATTGATGTACGTATCAACTCGACGGGTGGGGATGTCTTTACAGGCATTGCCATCTTCAATGCCTTGCGTCAGAGCAAAGCAAATATCAAGATCTATGTGGATGGCATAGCTGCGAGTATCGCAGGGGTAATAGCCCTTTGTGGCAAGCCTCTCTACATGTCGCAGTACGCACGACTGATGCTCCATAAGGTCAGCGGGGGCGCTTACGGCTCGGCAAAAGAGCTCCGAGAGACGGCAGACCTCATCGAGAACCTTGAGGGGAGTCTAGCTGAGATGGTTGCTCAGCGAGCCAACCTCACCAAGGAGGAGGTGCATAGTCGCTATTTCGCCGACGGCAAGGATCACTGGCTGACTGCCAAGGAGGCATTAGCTCTGGGGATGATTGATGGCATCCATGATCTACCCGAGGAGACCGACTTGGATGAGTCAAGCAGTACCGACGATATCTATCAAGTGTTTAACAACCGCCTCGAGAAGACCGAGGCACAAGAACCCAGTACAATGGCATTACTAGATGAAATCAAACGTATCCCCAGCTTTGCCAATGCGACAGAGGCTGACATCGTCACTCGTCTGCAGAATCAGGCGCTGAAGCTGGAGGAGAAGGACAAGGTGATCACCAATCTCCAGGAGCGAGTAGCTGAGCTGGAAGCCAAGGAGCTGGAGGCGCTCCTTAATACGGCTGTCGCAGATGGGCGTATCACTCAGGAACAGAAGCCCACTTACCTGAATCTTCTCAAGAGCGACCGAGCGAACGCTGAAGCTCTGCTGGCTAGCCTCCCCAAGGCGGATGCTGGAGCGAAGCAGTTCCACTCTGCGAAGCAGTTTACCCAGCCCACTGGATCGGGGGCAAATAAGTTCCATGGGAAGACGTGGCGAGAGCTGGATAAGGAGAATCTCCTTGCAGAGTATAAGAAGTGCGACCCTGAGGGGTTTGCAAGCCTCTACAAGGATGAGTTCGGCGTGGACTATCAGAACTAATAAATAAGAAGGAGAAAAATATGGCATTGAATAGAGAAGTTTGGCTGAGAGAGATTCAGGAAAACCTATTTCCTGACAACTCGTTTGTGGCAAAGTCCATTGACGATTCAGCTTTTGTGGATAATCATCGAGTGCATGTCCCCAATGCAGGTGCACCTAGTGGCGTAAAGCGAAACCGATCGGTCTTCCCCGCCACTGTTGGGACAAGAGAAGACAAGGATCTGACCTATGACCTTGAGCCATTCTCGACCGATCCTATCCGCTTACAGAATATCCTCGACCTGGAGCTGTCGTATGACAAGCGAAAGTCGGTAATCTATAACGACAAGGAGGCACTCCATGAATCGATCCATGACTATATCCTCGAGCAGTGGGCTAAGTCCAATGGTGGTGTCGTCCGAACGAGTGGTGAGCTGATGCCAGCACATACTCATTCAGGGGCGACGGGGAAGCGTAAGAAGGTTACGTCGGAAGATATCCTTGAGCTTCAGACTCAATTTGACCTTCAGAAGATCGCACAGGAAGGTCGATATCTGCTCCTGGATCCTGTGATGTACAATAAGCTCCTGGGGAGTCTGAGTGCGGCTGACAAGCATGCGTTCTTCGCTACCGCCGATGCCCAGCGAGGTATCCTCGGTCAGCTCTACGGCTTCCACATCATGAAGCGAGCTAAGGTTCTGCGCCTCAAGGCTGATGCAGAGACTATTCTCTTCGATGGAGAAGCCCACGAGGCTACAGAGCTTGGTGCTGGTCTCGCCTGGCAGGAGGGCTGTGTTTCACGTGCTATTGGCGAAACCAATATGTACTACGAAGAATCAAGCCCAGAGTACTACGGCGAAGTGATGTCCTTTGACCAGCGTGCAGGGGGCTCAGGTCGTCGATTCGATAAGAAGGGGGTGATGCTCCTCGTAGAGTCCGCAGAGTAGATCTAACCTAGACAAGAGGATATGTTACCACGAATCAAAATCAATTATCTCTCTGGTCAGCTTGGCACGGTGGGGACTAGCCCTGATGGGCTGGTCGCCATCGTCGCTGGAGCGACAGCTGTCGCCTCAACCTTTGAGCTGGGGATCAGCTATAAGCTTCGTAAGCCCTCGGAGCTGACAGCCCTCGGTGTTACCGAGGAGAACAATCCAGCCCTTGTGCATTTCGTGCGAGACTTCTACCGCCAGGCGGAGGAGGGTGCGGAAGTCGTCGTTTATGGGGTTGATCCCGCAAAGACGATGACCGAGCTCCTTGCCAAAGAGGAGGGCGCAGTGCGTAAGCTCATCGAGCGACATAGTGGGGCTCTCCGATCGATCTTCCTCTCGAGCAGTGCGGGGGATAGCGAGGAGGCAACCGAAGGCTTATCGCCAGATGTCTATACCGCTCTTCCAGAGGCTCAGGTGCTCGCCGATTGGGCAACTACAGAGCTGTATGCCCCCCTCTTCATCGTCATCGACGGTCGTGGCTACACGGGCAAGAACCTCAGAGACCTCTCCAAGCAGAACTACAATCGAGTAGGTGTGCTTGTGGGAAGCACCAAGCAGGAGGATAAGGGTGCTAGCCTAGGTATCCTTGCTGGGCGTATCGCATCAATCCCCGTTCAGCGTAATGCTGGGCGAGTGCGTGATGGGGCGCTCAAGCCTGAGACCTTCTACCTCAATGGTAAGCCAATCGAGGAGGTGCAGAGTGAGATCATCGAACTCTACGAGAAGAGGTACATCACCTTTCGCCGATATGTCGGTCGCACGGGCTACTTCGTCGCAGACGACAATCTAGCGACATCGCCTACCGATGACTATGCACAGATCGCCAATCGTCGAGTGATCGATAAGGCATACCGTCTGTGCTATGATAGTCTCCTTGACCTCATGCTCGATGAGCTGGAGCTCAACGAAGATGGCACGCTACAGGCTCCTATCATTAAGGCTTGGGAGCAGAAGGTGGAAGATGCCATCAACCGAAGCATGACAGCCTCGGGTGAGCTGTCGAGTGAAGACGGTGAAGGCTGTCGCTGTGTCATCGATCCCAAGCAGAATGTCGTAGCAACGAGTAAGATTGAGCTCACCCTGAAGGTGCGCCCTCATGGCTATGCTCGCTACATCGATGTTGCACTCGGATTCCTTGTGACAGCATCCGAAACAGATAAGAAGTAAGCGCTATGGTCAATACGAGAGAATTTGAATGGTCGGACATCTCCCTAGTTGTCGCTGGTCGTGACATCAAGGGCTTCCGAGGGGTAAAGTACTCCGAGAAGCAAGATAAGGAGGCTGTCCATGCCAAGGGGAATAGACCCCATTGCATTCAGTCTGGCAATATCACCTATGAAGGAGAGTTGACCCTTCTACAAAGCGAATATGAAACCCTCCGCCTTGCTATGGGTGGGAGTATCCTGTCAGGTTCACTCTCCATGGTTGTTGCTTACGGCAACCCCAGCAAGGGAGACGTGATGGTCACAGACGCACTTTCTGGGTGCGAGTTCACCGAGGACAGCACGGAGTGGAAGCAGGGGGACAAGTACCAAGAAAAGTCCATTCCCTTCGTCTTCCTGTCGAAGAAGTCAGTCTAACAGCATTAGAATAAGATTAGAATGGTATTTACAGAAGAACAAATCCAGCAGTACAAGGACAAGCACAAGCATGTCTATGAGATCACCGTCGAGGATAAGAGTTGCCTCGTTCGCAAGCCTAACCGTAAGGATCTTAGCTATGTCTCCACGCAAAAGGATCCCATCCGAATGAGTGAGACTATGCTTAATCAGATTTGGCTGGAAGGAGATGAAGAGCTTCGAACAGACGATGAGCTGTTCCTCGCTGTCGTTCAAAAGATCGACGAGATCAGTCAAGTCAAGGAAGCGGAGGTAAAAAAGCTCTGAGCGATGCCGAGGTAGATGTCGTGGGGATGGAGGGCTTCCTCTTCCTCTCGACACTCCTCGAGTACTACCTCGGCATCGCTCCCGATGATCTCCCCGATGAGGTCTGGGCGTGGAAACTGCGCTACGTGAAGGATATCAGAGAACTAGAAGCCAAGGGTAATAAGGGATGAATAGCATCTTAAAGCTCCTTATCAAGCTACAGAGTGACTCGGGCAATGTGATGACCGAGGCACGAAATGTGATTACCCAGCTGGAGAGCATACAAGAGAAAGCCAGCTCGGTGGGAGCAAGTATTAAGCAAGCGTTCTCCCCATCTGCCCTCGGCAATTCTCTGATGTCCATCCCGGGGATGCAGTTCCTCACCAACCCCTATACCCTGCTCGCCTCGGGGATTGGAGCTATCTCGAAGATTGGAGCTGAGGCAGAGATGACTGCTACAGCTTTTACGACTCTGGTTGGAAATGAAGAGAGGGCAAAGTCCATCCTTGGAGATATCGGCAAGTTCGCCTCTGAGAGTCCATTCGGGAAGCTAGATCTCACTAGCAATGCTCAGCAGATGCTCTCTTTT